GTATTCACTAAATAGTATTGTCCAATTCCGGACGATATTATGGAGCTTCTTATGAACCTCGCAAACCTAACTGCTAACTGGAAGACCACAGTGATGGCTTTGATTCCATTGCTTGCTTATGGTCTAAAGTTCGCTGGTGTATGGCCAGAGTCAATGCCACTTCCTCCATTGGATGAAGTATGGCCATTTCTTCTAGGTCTAGTTGGTGTTGGTGTTGCCGCTAAGGACAACAATGTCACCAACGCTTCACATCCAACGGATCCAACCAAACTCTAACGCTCAATACGGGCTTTAGAATCCGTTAGATACTTACGAATGGCATCGATGGAGGCCTTACAACGAGTGTTATTCTTATAGAGTTCAACAATCGTTTTGGCCACCTCGGTGTCATTTAGTGTCTTATAGTTTGGCCACTTTGTCTTGATAGGACAATCATACATTTGCTCTGGTGGTGTTATGACTTCCACTTTTGTTGTAATTGCGGTAGACTGGCAACCAGCCAAGAATAGGCATACGATTAGTAGTCTTTTCATTGTGATAGTTCCTTGAAGGTTCTCTTTAAGACTTCCGATGATTGTTTCTGATCCTTGGGTTGGGTGTCAAGATATACATCAAGGCTCTTAAACTTCTCATTCATCTCAATAGTCTTGTTTTTGAGGTCAGCCACAATCTCGGTGCTTTCTTTCAACATAGCAGCGGTATCTTCCATTGCTTTTCTTTGTTGCTCGAAGGCTTTTTCTATTTGCTGTGACTTGTATTCGAACAAGGCTTTTGTTTCAATGGAAGACTTCCATATATAAATGCCGCCGCCTACCATGACGGAAAAAATGAGTCCTAAAACAAGATTGATTGTCCAACTATTAATAGGCATCTTGACACCTCCGAGGCTTCTGCTATAATATATAGTATTAGGAGAGGAAGCAATGATCTTATGTTCCTGTAACGCCCTATCTTCCAATACTGTTAAACAAATCCTTGAGCATCATGAAGGTGATGTTCCGTCCGTGCAAGAGATTATGGAAAAGCACGGTTGTTCCGTAGTCTGCGCTTCCTGCGCTTATAACATCAAAATTGAAATAAGGAAACATTATGAAAGTCTACATCGGTCCGTATAAAGAATGGTGGGGTCCCTACCAGATCGCAAATCTCATTCCATTCGCAAGTGAAGAAACCAGAGACAAGATTGGTGATTGGCTTGCCAAGACTTGGGTGAGTGATCTTTGTGAACGGATTCATAAAATCCGTGGTGAACGTGATATCAAGGTGCGTATCGACAAGTATGATACTTGGTCAATGGATCACACTCTCGCCTATATCATCCTTCCAATGCTCAAGCAACTACAAGAAACCAAGCACGGTTCTCAATTGGTTGATGACGAAGATTTGCCTCCATATATGCGATATGGCAATCCTGATGGTTATGATAACTGGGTTCATTACAGATGGGAATGGGTTCTCAATGAAATGATCTTTGCCTTTGAAAGCAAACTTGATGATTCCTGGGAAGATCAGTTCCGCCATGGTGAAACAGATTATGAGTGGACTCTTGTTTCAGGCAGTGAAGATGATGAAAACGCCATGTATCAAGTAAATCAAACCAATCCAGACTATTGGGTTGACTTTGATGGCATGAAGTTGTATAATGACAGAATACAAAACGGCTTCCGACTATTCGGAAAGTATTATCAGGGTCTATGGGACTAAGGAGATTGCGTATGATTTTTAATGGTAAGAAAGTTGATGTCCTCGCTGAGGAGTTTAAGCAGCGTGCCTTTGATGGCAAGTGGGAGAGAATTGTCAAGATTATGGATCTTGATAACACATACACCTTTATAGGTGAAAATGGGAGCCGAATGAGCCACATTCCTACGAAGTGGGTCACGGTCGGCGTTTATGACTATCTAATGGAGATTGTAAACTAATGGCAACAAATGTAACACTTATCAAGTTCCTCGGTGGTGAGGAAGTTATCGCTGAGGTTCTATCAGAAACCGATAGCACACTTACAGTTAAGAATCCTGTCCGTATCGTTGTTATTCCGGACCGTATGGATGCCAAGACACCACAGGTTGGTCTTGCTCCATATCTACAGTTTAGTGAAACGAAAGAACTTACATTCAATCGTAACCTGGTTGTAACAACAGCAGTACCACTAACAGACTTTCTAAATCAGTATAACAGTCTGTTCGGTGGAATCCAGTTACCTTCAAGCAAGATTATCACACCTTAATGAATAACTTTTATACTAATGTTGAGGTATGGGGTGGCAAGATCCTGTACCGTGGTGTCCAGAATGGCCGTCGGGTTAGTCAAAGAATTGATTATAACCCGACGCTATTCGTGCTTTCCGACAAGCCAACAAAATACAAGACCATTCACGGACAGTATGTTGGGCCTGTTAAGCAAGGTTCAATCCGTGAGGCTCGTGACTTTATCAAGCAATATGATGGAGTTGCAAGTTTCAAGATTTATGGCAACAATCGTTATCAGTATTGTTTCATTGCTGACGAGTTCCCTGGCCAGATTGATTGGAACATCAACGACATTAACGTTGCTAACATCGATATTGAAACGGGTTCTGACAATGGCTTTCCTGAACCTGACGATGCCAATGAACCTCTAATAGCTATCACAGTTCATATGAATAACATGTTCACTACATTCGGTTGTGGTGACTATGATAACACTCGTGACGATGTGATCTATTACAAATGTTCGGATGAGTTTGACCTTGTCCGCAAGTTTGTTGGCTGGTGGCAATCTAACACACCTGACGTTGTGACTGGCTGGAATATTGAAGCGTTCGATATCCCTTACATGGTCAACCGTATCATCAAGCTATTTGGTGATAGTGAAGCTAAGAAGCTATCACCTTGGAATGTTATATCTCCACGACTCGTTGACGTTGGTATGAAGAAGGTGAATACTTATGGTATTCTTGGTGTGCCTCTACTTGATTTCATGAAGCTATACCGCTGGTATGCTCCTGATGGCAAGTCACAAGAATCCTATAAGTTGGATAATATTGGTCATGTTGAATTGGGTGAACGCAAGTTATCATATGACGAGTATGGCTCTCTCCATAACCTGTATAAAGAAAACTATCAAATGTTCATTGACTATAACATCAAAGACGTTGATATCGTTCGCAGGTTGGAAGAAAAGCATAAGCTAATTGAATTGGCTCTTACTCTCTCATATGATAACAAGTGTAACTATGAAGATGTGTTTACACAAGTTCGCATGTGGGATGTTATCTGTTACAATCACCTCAAGGCAAAGAACATTGTAGTTCCACCTATTGAAAGGCATGAGAAAGATGCTGCATACGTTGGTGCTTATGTTAAAGACCCTATTGTGGGTTTTCACAATTGGGTGGCTTCTTTCGATGTTAATAGCGAGTATCCGTCTGTTATTATGGGAAGCAACATTTCTCCCGAAACGATTGTTGAGGCTGACGATTATACTGATGATATGCGTCGTCTTATCTCCGATGGGGTATCCGTTGATAAACTTCTTTGTAAGGGCATCGACACATCTTGCCTTAACGCTGACAATGTTTGCCTGACAGCTAACGGTCAGTTCTATCGCCGTGACAAGCAAGGCTTTATGCCTGAAATGATTGAGAAGATGTTTGCTGACCGCAAAATCTATAAGAAGGCTATGTTAGATGCTGAAACAAAATACGAGGTTGAGACTGACCCGCAAAAGAAAGCACAACTCAAAAAAGAGATTGCTAAGTTCAAGAACCTGCAACTCTCTAAAAAAGTTTCGCTCAATTCGCTATACGGTGCGTTGGGGTCTCAATACTTTAGGTTCTTCGATCTACGGAATGCCATCGCCGTCACGACCACTGGTCAGCTTTCGATCCGCTGGATTGAAAACTCAATCAACTCATACCTAAGAAAGGTATTAAAGACAAATGAAGATTTCGTTATTGCAGTCGATACTGACTCCGTGTATCTTAACCTTGCAGAAGTGGTACATAAGACGCTGCCTGGTGATGTTAAAGATCCTGCGAAAGCCATCCATTTCCTGGACAGAGTATGTGAAAGTAAACTGCAACCTGTTATTGATCAGGCTTGCGGAGAACTTGGCGAATACACTAACGTCTTTCAACAAAAGATTGTCATGAAGCGTGAAGTCTTGGCAGACAAAGCAATCTGGACTGCCAAGAAGCGATACATTCTAAACGTCCATAACTCCGAGGGTGTGCAGTATGCCCAGCCAAAGAAGAAGGTTATGGGCCTTGAAATGATCAAGTCATCCACACCTACAGCATGTCGAGAGAAACTAAGGGAATCTATTGATGTTATCTTTGGATCAGACGAAGCGGCTATTCAGTCTTTCATTGAAACTTTCCGTGGTGAATTTGAAACTCTGCCTTTGGCGGACATTTCATTTCCTCGTGGCCTCAATGCTCTCGTTAAGTGGCAAGATAAAAAGAGCCTATTTGCATCCGGATGTCCTATTCATGTTCGTGGTGCTATCTTATATAATCACCTTCTATGGAGCAATAACCTTGTTTGTAAGTATCCGATGATTCAGACTGGTGAGAAACTTAAATACATATACCTGAAAGAGCCAAACCATATTCAGTCAAACATCATTAGCTTCCCTGCTAGTGGTTTGCCGGAAGAGTTTGACTTGCACAAGTATATCGATTATAATACACAGTTCGACAAAGCCTTTCTTGAGCCATTGAAGATCATTCTCAATGCTATCGATTGGAAGTCCGAACGTGTAGCAAGCCTAGAGGATTTCTTCTCATGAGTAAACCAATCAATAAGATTGTCATTGTAGGTGGTGGTTCAGCCGGATGGATGACCGCTGCTACTCTTATACAAAGATTGCCAGGAAGAGAAGTGGTTCTAATTGAGGATCCCAACACCCCTACTGTGGGTGTTGGTGAATCCACTTTAGGCTTTATCAATGAGTGGTTGCGTCTGTTGCAGATTAAAGACACAGACTTTATGAAAGCATGTGATGCCACTTATAAGATGTCTATTAGTTTCACTGACTTTTATAAGGTAGGTTCTGGCACCTTCCACTATCCTTTTGGTGGTATTGATGTTACAGGTAACAAGTATGCCAAGAATGATTGGTATCTAAAAAAGTTTCTGTATCCTAATACACCAGTTTCGGACTATGCTGATTGTGTCTATCCAATCATGTCACTGGTTAATGCTAATCGTATTTCTCTAGATGCAAAGATACCTAGTTTTCTATTCCAGAGAGATGTTGCATATCATTTCGATGCGGTCAAGTTTGCTATTTGGTTGCGTGACAAGTATGCCGTGCCTCGTGGTGTGAAACACATTAGAGCATTGGTGAGTGACATACCAACAAATGAAGATGGTATTGAAAAGCTGGTTCTTGATAATGGTGAGGAGATCACCGGCGATCTCTTTATCGACTGCACAGGCTTTCGATCAATCCTTCTAGGTGGTGCATTAAAAGAACCATTCATTTCATATGATGACATTCTACCAAACAACTCGGCATGGGCAGCACAGATTCCATACGATAACAAGAGGGAAGAGATTGTACCATACACCGATTGCTGGGCTCTTGGTAATGGCTGGGTCTGGAATACTCCACTGTGGAGCCGTCTAGGAACTGGCTACGTTTTCTCTGATAAGTATATCTCTAATGAGGATGC